GTGCAAAGCTTACAGATGAAGGTTGGAAAAAAGCATTTACAAGATACTATAAACAAACTAACCCCACGTCACAAGACATGGAAGATTGGTTTAATTATTCAGAAAGATTCTCTCCAAGTATGTCTTATGATGAACAACCGGATAACGCAGGAATACGGATACCTTCAATAGGAACAGCCGCTTATTATGGACTAACTGATCCAGAGGATTGGAAAAAATTAACCTATAAACAAAAGAAACATATTTATAAGATGGCTCAATGGAGTAGAGCTAAAGATGAATGGGATACATTTGTAACACCAATATTTGATGATGGTAGTATTGGATAACAGGAGACTATGATGGGTGATGAGATGCAAGGTTTAATGGGTCCAGGTGGACCTGAGATGGGTGGTGGTGGTATGCCACCTATGGGTGGTCCAATGGGAGATCCAATGAGTGCAGATCCCATGGCTCCACCAATGGAACAACCACAAGATTCAGTACAGTCTATGTTTCTAGATTTTTCTAGTAATGTACTGGAACCAGATGAGCAAGAAGCTCTAGCACAAGTAGTAAATGAGAATCCATTTATTGTAGATGCACTAGATAAGGTCTTCGGTGCTCTTACTGGTGAAGATGAAGAGATGATGGAAGGTGATGGATCAGAGATGGTATCTCCTGGTGGATCACCTGATGTAATGGCTGGCCCTCCTCCAGGTGATGAGATGGCTGGTCTTGGTATGATGATGTAATAAAGGATAAGACAACTTATCTCTTGCTACCTGTATAACAGCCCAAGGGAGGACAATATGACAGGAGAACAAAAAGCTAATCCTTATAATGCTCGTAAGGAATACACTAAAGATCAGAGTGAAGTAGAGCGTGGTGTTGTTTCAGCCAATGACGTTGGTGTAGCTCTTAATGGAAGGAAAGAGAAGCGAAGTGTGGTTATCGACCACCGTCCAGAAGAACAAGCACCAGTTCAAAAAGAAGTACAGACTCAAGTATATAGTCCAGTAGATTATAAGAAACGATATGATGATCTCAAACGTCACTATGATAGTAAGGTTAATGAATGGAAAAGTAAGCAATCAGATCTAGAAGAGCAACTTGCAAAGAATCGTCCCAAGTATACTCCTCCAAAGTCTGAAGAAGAACTAGCTAAGTTTAAGGAAACTAATCCTGATCTGTTTGAAGTTGTTGAAACCATTGCCCATCAGATTACTAATAAAGAAGCTGAAGGGCTAAAGAAGAAATTAGAATTTGTAGAAAGAGAAAAAGCTATTCAAGTTAGGAATGCAGCAGAACGAGAACTTCGACTGATGCATCCTGATATTGATAATCTAAGACAGTCAAAAGATTTCCACGACTGGGTGAAAGTTCAACCACAGGAAATGCAAGACTGGGTTTATAAAAACTACGCTGACCCAAATAAAGCTGCTAAGGTTATTACTATGTATAAAGCCGAACACGGTCAGCGAACAGAGCCTCCAAAACAGGCGACCACAAGACCAATGAATCCTGCTGCTCAACAGGTACGGACTCCTAGAGCACAAGAGCCAGTGTCTTCCTCTCCTAAGGTTTGGACTACCTCCGAAATTGCAGCACTAAGCATAAGTGATTATGCTAAACTTCAATCTGAGATCATGCAAGCTCAGAGAGAAGGCCGAGTAATTAGGAGATAATAATTATGGCAATTCTTAACCACCAGGGTCTTGACCCTACAACCACTGTCAACTTTGACACTACCGTAACCAACCAGGGTAATGCTTTCTGGGTTCCAGAGATTTACTCTAAGAATGTTCTGATGACCTACCGTACTGCATCTGTTGCAGAAGGTATTTGTAATACAGACTACTTTGGTGAAATCACTCAGTTTGGTGATACTGTAAACATCATCAAGGAACCAAGCATTACTACTTATGAATATCACCGTGGTGGTGCTCTAGGTGGTGGTGGTACTGGTGACTGGGCACGTACTGCTCTAACTGATGAAGAGGACACTCTAACCATCGACCAGGCTCGCGTATTCGAGTTCCTTATCGAAGATCTGGAAACTCGTTTCAGTCATGTAAACTGGAATAGTCTAGCTGCTGATCGTGCTGCTTATGAACTTCAGAAGGTAGTTGATCAGAATGTACTAGCTGCTATCCTAGCTAATGTAGCTACCTCCCCTGTAGATCACATCTACGGTGCTGATGGTTCAGGTGCTAATGTAACTACTCTAGCTAACGCTATTGCAGCTACTACTCCTGTATCTATTGGTCAGTCTAGTGCAGTTGATCCTCTAGACCTTCTAGCTCGTTTTGCTCGTTTAATGGATGATCGAGACGTACCTGAAGAGAATCGTTGGGTTGTAGCTGGTCCTAGTTTCTACGAGTCTCTAGCTAAGACTGCTTCTAAGCTAATGTCTGTTGACTATAACCAAGGTCAAGGTGGTCTACGTAATGGTCTAGTAGCTGAAGGTAAGCTACGTGGATTTAGTCTTTATAAGTCCAACAACCTTCCTAGCACTACCTATGCTGATGGTGTTCTTCTAGCTGGTCACATGGGTGCTGTTGCTTATGCATCTGACATGACTAAGGTAGAGAGCTACCGTTCACAGACTGTGTTTGGTGATGCAGTACGTGGTATGATGGTATGGGGCCGTAAGGTTCTACGTCCTACCTCACTATGCGCTTGCTACTACGACGTAGTGTAATGTAACAACACCCCCCACGCATCTCGTAAGATCTGCGCACCAGGGGGGTTACTTCTTTAATAAAGGAAAGGTATGGCAACCACGTATATTGAAGTAGTGAATGAAATCTTAACTGAGTTAAATGAAGTTAATTTAACTGATGTAACTTTTCCTTCTGCTGTTAATATTCAGAATCATGTGAAGGCTCTGGTCAATAGAGCTTACTTTGATATTTGTACTGAACACTATCGTTGGCCATTCTTAGCTGAGAATACTTCTTCAGAACCGTTTCTTGGAAATACTTATATTGAAACAGTTGCTGGTCAAAGATGGTATCTTCTTAATCCAGATCGTACAGATAAGGATGATGATTATGCTTTTGTAGATTGGGATAGATTCTATCTAACTACAATGGGTGTAGATGGAGAGAGTGTTCCTTATAAGAATAATAGATTAAAATACATAGACATTGATTATTGGATGAAACATTTCAGAGCTAGGGAGGACGATGACCTTTCTTCTGAGAATCCACAATATGGACGTCCACTACGAACTTTAAGAAATCCTGATAACATTCGGTTTGGTCTTTCTCCAATTCCAGATCAAGTGTACAGGATTTATTTTTATGCATACAAGCAACCAACAAAGCTTGAACTTGCTACTGATGAATTTGTTATCCCAGATAAGTTCATCTCTACATTGATTGCTAGAGCCAGGTACTATGCTTGGCAGATTAAAGAAAATCCACAACAAGCATCACTAGCTATAGAAGATTATAAGAAAGGTATCCGTCGAATGAGAGAAGTTCTTATAGAGGATCAACCTGACTTTATTAGTGATGATCGTATTAGGTTCTTATATTAATGGGGAATATAGCTCAATTTCCTATATCAGTTGGAGGTGGTCTTGATTTAATCTCTACAACTCAAGAGATGAATCAGAAGCCAGGGTTTGCTAGACAACTGATTAATTTTGAATCTGCCCTCACTGGAGGGTATCGTCGTATTAGTGGATATGAAAAGCTAGGTGGTATAAGTGCTGCTTCAGTTGGTGGAGAGACTACACAGGTACTTGGATTATATCCCTATGCTGATGGAGTAGTTGCTTGTATTGAAGAAGACATCTACTTCTCTACAGACGGTACTAGTTGGTTACAGATTAATAAGGATCTTTCTGCTGGTGGTAATGGTACTGCATTAGCTGCTGCTAGTGCTGTTACTAGAACTAATCAAGGACGCTGTACCTTCGTACATTATGAAGGTAATACTCCACATGGAGAGCTTTTAGTTTTAGATGGAACTAATGACATCTTCTATATTAAATTTGTAGGAGATGGTGTTGGAAGAATGTATTATACTAATGAGATTGACTATGTTGCTACCGCAGTACCACAAGCTCAGTGGGGTACGGTGTTCAAGGATCATGTAATTCTAGTCGGAGATCCAACTGAACCAGATACAATCTTTTGGTCTAATGCATTTGAACCAACTAACTTTACTGGAGGAACTTCTGGATTCATTCAAGTACCGGATATTATAACTGGTGTAGTATCATGGAGAGATAAGCTTATTGTTTTTGGAAAGAACTCTATCTCTGAGATAGTAGATATTAATGGACAGGTCTCTCTACAAAGCATCTCTCGTAATATTGGATGTATTTCCGGTTGGACTATTCAAGAGATTGGTGGTGATATTGTATGGCTAGCACCAGATGGATTACGTAATATTGCTGGTACTGCTAAGATTGATGACATCGAACTGTCTTCTATCTCTAGAAACATCTCTCCAATTATTAATAACTTGATTAACCAGTTTGATAACTACACTATTACATCTATGGTTATCAGATCTAAAAATCAGTATAGGTTATATTATATTGATGAAGACGCTATAGCTACTACTGGTACTAAGCAATATGGTATAATTGGTACATATAAGATGTCTCAAGAAGGACTAAGGTGGGAATGGTCAGAGACTCTTGGTATTCATCCATACTCCACTACTAGCATTATTAATGAGAGTTTAGCAGATACTTTTAATAAATCAGAAGTTATCCTGCACGGTGGACTAGATGGTTATGTTTATCTTCATGATAGTGGAAACAGCTTTAATGGAGATAATATTGATGCCACCTATGAAGTCCCAGAACTAGATTATGGAGATATTGGAACAAAGAAAACACTACATTGGGTTGACACATTCTTTGTAGTAGAGGGAGCTAACACCAGTATTAACATGTATGTTAGTTACGACTTTGGTAGTTCTAGTACAATGCAACCTAATACATATAAGATCTCTGACCTACTGGCACTTGCTGTATATGATGATGCTCTATTTGATTCAGCAGAATTCTCAAGCACAGCTAGAGCAGTATCAAGAGTTAGAGTGGAAGGTAGTGGATATAGCCACAGCATTAAGATTACAAGTTTCAGTAGTGAATCAGCTTTCTCAATTTCAAATATGTATATTAGATTTTACACAGGTAAACCCTTATGAGTAATGGTTACGAGATTAGTTTTAATAAATCACCAGGACAGACCATCCTATCTGGTGATTTTAATAATGAGTTTACAGCATTAGATACAGCATTCCATGAAACTAGTGGACACACTCATGATGGTACTCCTGGTGAGGGTGGTCCTATTGCTACTGTTCAAAGTTCAAATGGATATAATAAAGTAAACATTGATGCTGGAAACAATGAGATTGAGTTTCATGTTAATGTATCTTCAGCAGCAGTAGAGCAAGTAAAGATTAAAGATGGTGTTATTGAACCAACTACAGATGATGACATTGATCTTGGTTCTACTACTAAAGAGTTTAAAGATCTATACATTGATGGGATTGCATACATTGATCTAGTATC